CACTTAGTCTTGCTGATTTGTTTCGTATATAGCGAAAAAGATTACGAGACATTGCTTGACCAGTACGAGTTTTTAACAAGAACATTTAGTGGATGGTCACTAAGTGACATAAGTTCTCTATCATTTAGAGAACGGCAAAACTGGATAGACAGAGCTAAAAGATTTGGAGGTAGTAAATAGTGGAACCAATCCTGCCTAACATTAGCGGAAGTTCTCGTTTCTCCTCAGTTGTTGGGGACGTTAAGTCTGTTGTATCTGAAGTAGCTAGCATAATGAAGAGTGCTGTAAGAGACTCCTCTACCCTTGTAAATAATTTAAGTAGCGCCGTTGGTAACTTTAAAGCTAGCTCTCGTAGTGGCGGAAGCGCAAGCACCGTGTTTTCTCAGCCTACCCCCTCTCCTGGAAGTGACATGGGAGAAAGTAATAATGGCGGGGGTGGCGGTAAAAGGGTATTTAGCCAACCAAATATAGAGAAGTTTGGTGCTGCATTTTCTGCTATGTCAACGGCATTACCAGGCGCAAACGCCTCTGTACAACAAAACTATTTGGCTACATACGCTGGTGCTTATGGCTATGGAAATGGAAATTTAGCAGCAAGGTATGACCAAGCACAAGCCCTACAGGCACGTATGTTTAGTGCTGGCAGCGGAATAAATGCGTTAGACGCTTCTCGTGCTATGGCTACTGGTCAATCTCGTGGTGTTGGTGTTGGGCTATCAAATTATAATAATTTAGCTATGGGCGTATCTGGAATGTCTAACTTAACTCCAGGAGTTGGATTAGAAGGAACTATGGGAGCCTACGCTTCTTTACAACGTCCATCAAATGTAAACATGATGCGTATGATGGGCATTATGGCTCGTGATCCAGTTACTGGACAAATGAAGAGCTACACGCAAATTGCAGATCAAATTTGGAACAAATTAAACGCTGAAAAGTCTGGTGCCCGTGCAATTACAAAATCTGATTTAGCTTCTTCTCTACAACCTGGTAACTCTCTAGCTATTATGCTAGATGGAATTGCTGGTACTGATGGCGTGCTGCGAGGACAGTTAGAGGCTGCGCTATACAACAAAGCAAGTGGTGCTAAAAACTATTCTCGTGAAGAGGCAGTTAGCACAGGAATGCAGACAAAAGCCACAGCAAGCCAAGCAAATAGAACGGCTTCATCTTTTAATACATTAGCTCAAACTTCTAGATCTGGTGCTGCTGGAGTAACCGCTTCAAATGATTTAGCGGCTGGTATGAGCAACTTAACTAATGCTATTGACGCTTTGACTGGTGTGGTTAAGGCCGCCAGCGGTGTTTCTTCTTTTTCAACAACTTTATCTGGTATTGGAAATGGATTAATAGGAAAAGTAATGGGAGGACTAGGTCTTGGCTTTTTACTACCAGGAAGAGCTGGAGGCGGACCAACACAAGGGAATAGCCCATACATAGTTGGAGAGCAAGGACCAGAACTATTTATTCCTGAAAAAAATGGAACAGTAGTACCAAATAGTAAACTTAAATTTGCTGCAGACGGCGCTCAAACATCGTTTAAAGGATCTCAAACTCCACTTAGCGACTCTGCGCTACAAGCAGTTTTAACTAACGCTGGCTACCCAGATGTGGCAACTGCTATGTCTGTAGTCCGCGCTGAATCTGGTGGCCGTTCTGGAGCACTAAACCCAAATGCAGGCACTGGAGATTATTCAATGGGTTTATTCCAAATTAATATGATTGGTGACCTAGGAAAGAAAAGAAATGAACAGTATTTACAAAAATATAGTTCTATTGGATACAAAGGACCTGAAAGCCTTTACGATCCAGCGATTAATGCTCGTATTGCTCTTGATATCTCTAAAGGCGGAACTGACTTTTCAAAAGCTTGGGTTAATACCTCTAAGAAACTTGGATTAACTACAGGAGGTCAAATAACTTATAGCGGAGAATCTCATCCTGGAGTTATGAACACTAGTTCAGGTGAGTCTTACGCAGATATGATTAAAAAGAGTAATCCGCAAGCAGCTGCAATGTGGGGAAATTCCAGCGGAGGAACAAATAATAACTTTGGAGGAGTTACTATAGTAATTCAAGGAGCTAAAGATGCTAAAGCTACCGCAAATGAAGTAAGTAAAGTTCTCACAGATGGAACTCTTTTAAAATCAGCTAGGGGGAGTTAATGGGAGCATATAATCCACTTATAGGAATTACTAGTTCTGTTAATAAATCTTCAACTTTTACGTACGACCCAGGCACTGGATTAGTAAACACTAAAAAACAGTTTACTGCTCAAAAAGCAGATAAAAACAAAAAAAGTATAGGTGATGCCATATCTACTTTTCAAACAAAAGGTGGAATGGGTAAAACTAATGCTGTGTTACAAAATGGGCACGGTAAAGTTGATACTGAAGAATCCAAAAAGTTAGGTGTTGGCTATAAGTATAACTTACCCCCACACCAATGGAGCCTTCCTGTAAACCCTAATAGAATTAATGATAATAATGATGGGGCAACAATTAATGGCTACCCAGCTAAAGATTTTCATGGTCTTAGACGTGCCCGTATATGGAATTATCAAAGCACAGATTATAGTCTTGGCGTAAGTGACACAACAACTACCTCTGCAGGTACAACAAATGGGCTTGCTGATGCTGGGTTTAAAACTAATGGAATTATAGGGCCGTTAGATGCAATTAATAACATATTAGTACCAGTTAAGGCTCTTAGTAAAAAAGTAAATAGTTTATTTGGCGCGGCTGACCCAGGAGTAGTAGGTCAACAAAATAGCCAATACCCAGACACAGGTAAACAACTGTCTAGTGATACTAAATGGGGATTCCAATTTTTATGGAACCCAGAAACGATATCTAACTCAATAAGCCTAAACACAAGTGTTACCCCCTCGTCTTCAGATAGGTTTAGGGCCTCTGCTGGTTTATTTATTAGTCAAGAAAATATATCTTTAGAGATAATGATAGATAGAACTAATGACTTTGCTTGCTTTGCAAAATTAAAAAGCACTAGCAATTATAATGATACCTATAAACAATACTATAAAAACGCGTACCCATATGGTGTTCCACAAGCATTTGATAAGCAGATTAATGACCTATTAAAATTAGGAACTATGGCAGATATAGAATATTTATACAAAGTTATTAACGGGCCTGGCTTAGAAAATACACTTTGGACAAATATGCTAGGAAGAGAAACAGCAGATATTGGGTTTCTTACTCCAAGTATTATGGCAATGCAGTTTGGTCCAAGCGATAGCTCTTTATCTTACGTAGGTCAAGCTCAATCATTGTCTGTTACTCATGTTACGTTTACCCAAAATATGATCCCACTTAGGTCAAAAGTTACTTTAAACATAATGGCTTTCTCTGGCTATGGCAGCGGTGTATCAGCATGATAAGGAGATAATATGCCAATTATTCCAAAAGGGTCTAGGTATGAGTACACAACCTTTGACTTTATTCAATTAAAACCAAATGGTGAGTTTAAACCTGTTGCGTTTTACCAATTTCCTACTATTGGCAGAATAACTTATTTATATCACACATACGTACAAGGTGAAAGATTAGATGAGATAGCGGTTAAGTATTATAAAAACCCTACTTTATGGTGGAGAATTACCCAAGTTAATCCAGAGATTGGCGATATTTTTAATATAACTCCTGGAACAAAAATTAGGATACCTAATGTTTAACAACATAAGAGTAACTTTTCCTGAGGCGTCAGACGTACCTAAGTTTATATACTCTGCTTATATTCAACAAGATAGATACCAACATGACTCCGCGGTAGTTACATTTTATGATTGGGGTACCGCGTATAATGATATAAGTTTTGGTTCTCCTGCTTTAATAGAAATATTTAATTTAAACTCTAAAAAAGAAATGTACGGTTATGTGTATAACGTAAATGCAAAAAAATCCCCAGGAACTGACCACGTAGAAGTTATAATTATTGGAGCCTCTATGTTAATGAAAGAGGCGTCACAGACAGTATATTCTAATATAACCGCAGATAAAGTAGTTGAGACCATTGCTAAAAAATATAATTTTGCGGCGTACACTGTCCCTCATCCACGCATATATCCACAAATATCTCAAGCTGGGCACACCGACTGGCAGTTAATGACTAGATTAGCAAAACAATGTGGGTATAGTTTAAGAGCTCAAAATACAGAAATTTACTTTCAACCAGTTCTTAACGATTACACAACCTATAGGTCCCAAGCTCCGTCTTTTAAAATGAATAATTTAAGCGATCCTGGGGGATCTTCTATATATTCATTCGAACCAATAACTGGAGAGCACACAGAGTTTGAAGACGCTAAAAAAGCTACAACTGCTGTATCTGGAGTAGATAAGTTTAATAACCAAGAACTATTAGTAATAAATCAAAATAAGATTCGTAAAACACGTAAAGTAACAAAAGTAGAAGCTTTTGATAGCTTTGCTACAAACATAGTTGCGCCCGACCAAGAAACAGCAGCGCACGAAGCACTTGCGGCTGATAATAGAAACTCTTTTCCCTACAGAGCAGAGCTAGAAGTAATAGGCTCTCCAGATTTACGGCCAGACCTACCTATATATTTAAATGGAATTGGTAAAGAATATAATGGATATTGGATTGTACTAAGCGTTGAGCATTCAATAGTAGAAACTGAAAGAAACGTGCAAACGTTTACAACTAAATTAGTAGTTGGTACTGACTCACTTGGGTCTGCTTCTTCTTGGACTGACGGCCTAGAGGTATTATCTCCTAGCCCAGAGCAAGGAAGAACTATAATTTCTGGAGTTAAGTCAACAGTTATTAAACCAAAAACTAAATTAAACGTAAGCACATTAAACATAAACGCTGCGTCAAACACATACTTTAGTACTATAAAAAATAAACCAAGACCTAAAGTAAGTACCCAAGACTTAAAGCCTCCTACATGGAAAACTCAAACAACTTTTACTTATAGTAATCTTTTTACAGAACCAAAAAAACAAGCTTTTATACAAAATAGGTTTAAAAGTAAGGGGGGACTATAAAGATGATTGATATAAATGATAAAAGATTTTATGGGGTGTATGAAGGTATATGTTTTGACGTAGAAGACCCAGATAATGAGTCGCGTATTAAATTAAAAATTCCACAAATATTAGGAACTTCAATCACAGACTGGGCTAGAGCCTGTCTTCCTGTAACATCTAACTCAAACCACCCTGACCATAAAAAGCATCTTGCCTCTGAAGTAGCTTCTCTTTTAGTAGGTCACTCTGCTACATTTACAAGTTCATCTAACGGCACACCTTCTCACACGCACACTACAGCCGTCACATTTTCACATGCGGGAAATTCATTAAGTTTAGACCATGAGCACGAAACTACTACTGACACTGATAATAAATGGAATGATGACCAAGAGGTAAACCAGACGCTTGAGCATACCCCGCATAGACTAGTTCCTCGATTAGGGCAAAAGGTTTGGGTTATGTTTATTGCTGGAGATCCTAACTTTCCAATATGGATTGGAGTACAACCATGAAAGCAATATCTTTACCTTTTTCTTTTAATAATACTGGTGCTATTTCGTACAGCGAAGATCCACAAAAAATATGGCAAGACCGCGTAGTACTTACGGTTATGACGCTTTTTGGTGAGCGTGTAATGCGACCAGGATTTGGAAGTTTAGCTAAATTTGGTGGGTTTGAAAACACTCAAGATGCAGTTGTTTTAATTAAACAAGCAATTTCTATAGCTTTTTCTAAATGGCTGCCTGATCTTTCTTTTGTTGACGCCATAGCAGCCTCTAATACAACTGATAACTATCTAGAATTAACTATACGCTATACTTTTGGTTTAGACCCTAGAGTTTATGAAGTAAATGTACAGACTTCTGTTC